GTTCAAGATATTACAGACCCTGCCGGTGATTACTTAAAGGTTATATTATCTTTGGAGAACTCTGTTAAAGATGGTGAGGTTAGAGTTTTTGTAGATAGAGACTTAACGATGGGTCTATTCTCAGCATACTCAATTTACGATATGGACTTTGACTTCCACGATACCGCTAATTCTAATCTTAAAGAACTAGACTATGAGACGACAGATCAGGTAGTTTATGAGCCATATGATACTGCTAAGCAGAATATAAATCCAGTTGCTGGTGATCTTCTAACAACCGATATTCTAAGTGAAGATTATGAAGTTTCACCGGATAAGTATTTCGCTAATTTACAGCCACTTCTTGGTAATGAGGATATTGATGATGTAGATTTAGAATCTATAGGAAGCGAATATGATAGACTTTTTGAAAATGAGATTAAAGAGTTTGCAGTTGGTTCTAGGGTAGTACCTAACGTTAACAAGTGGGTTTTAAGGAACGGGAACACCGTAAGAGAGGAGCCTTATCACTTGAATGCGAATAGCGCATTTGGTAGAACAAATTTTGCGCCTGATCTTGAAATTACAGAACGTGATAGAAGAGCGTTTACTCACGAGTGGTTCTATGTTGAGAACTTACCTGATTATCTAAGGTTCTGGCAGATTAATAACACCTTTAGTTATATTAACTTTATTAAAGGGTTTGATCTAACTAAAGACCTATTTAAGAGAGTTGACTATGACTACTTCGATATGTTTATGGTCGGTGAAGGTCACGAAATTGATCTTTATAATGAAGATCCACTTGAAAGAGATTCGAGCCTTTTCAATATTAACAGCTACATAAAATCTAATCTACGTAAGAAATATACTATTATCGATAATGGTTCTTCTGAAACTTTTGCAAATACTATATTTAAGGGCTTAAATGTAACTCTTAAATCTAGAAAGGAGTTTGTTAATAACGTGGCTTCAGAATTTGTAAAGAATACTGAGTTTAACGGTTATAAGTTTAGTATAATGGTTAAGGTTAACAACCAAGCTTCTAACAATTCAATTGATTTTGAGGTTATTCAGAATAAGAAGTTTAAATTTGTAATCTTCTATATTACGTTGAATACGGGCGATGTTTGGGCATCAGATCTGAATAGAAAGCTATTCTATGAACTTAAACACCAACTTAACTATAACACGGTTACTAATAAATACATTTATGCTGACATAAACATTGGCGGCGCATTAGACTTAAAGGCTATTAATTTTAACGGTCTAAGTCCTTATCGAGTTTATGGTATTGACCATGTGGATGGATCAGTTTCTAATTTTGATTCTCAAATATCTAAGAATACTTCAGGTACTTATAATAACATTGTGGTTGACTTAGGTGCTATTGGTGAATATCAAGTACAAGTCTTCTCAGTAGAATCTGACGGTGAACTTTTCATACAAGGTAGACCTACTAAAGTCGGAGGGTCTGTTAGTGACCCAGATTATTATTTAGATACTGTTGCATTAAATATTGCTGATCTTAAAAATGCAACATATACTTACCTTGGCGGTGGCTTTAACGCACAACAACTGATACTTAATGAATTAACTGCCGGTAATGTCTCTAAAGTGCTTAACAACAATGATGACAGAGTTACTTATACAACCATCGAGAGTGATGGTACTGTAAGCAATAACAAGTTTGTTATTAACTTTAACGACGGTAAAGAGATTATCAAGAAAGTAGATCTGGCTACAGTTGAAGATATTGATAAGCCAAAAAGCTATAAGCTGTTAAGTACTGATATTACAGCAAAATTATCAGGAGATACGACAAGCTATATTGAAGCTTATGATAAGTCTAAGAAAACAATAGGTTATAACATTGTAGCAACTAATCCATACTATGCGTTTATGGTAAGACATTCAGGTGATTATACGATAGACCTAGAACCTGTAGTTACCTTTACAGATATTTATACGCACTTTAAAACAAATAGAAAGCACTCTACTTTAGATTTATTTGAACAACTATTTGAGACGCCTTTGTATAAGCACAGTCTAACTAGTTCAGCCGAGATTAACATTGCTAGATCTTACTATAATAAATTTAATAGATGCGGTGTTGCATTTAACGTTGGTTTTATTAAAGACTCAAACGTAATGAAGGTGGTTCAAGGCGAAGCTATTGTACCTCAGGCGGCAACACATGATTTAGGTTGGGGTAAAATTAAGAACCATTACTATCATAAGGTTAATGAGATTAATCCGAATGGCGTATTGAAACTAACTAAAGGTGGTGACTTCTTGCCAGTTTACCCAATGATTGACGAGATAGCAATCGACTACAAAGATGTTAATGTCTTTAAGTCTTCTTGGGAAGATGGTTATTACACAAGGTCTCTAGCTGGTGGTAAAAAGGTCAATGTTGCCGGTACTTTTGACACTGCAGAAGAAAGATCTTATCTAGGTTCTACTGTGATGAAACTACAAGACGCTTATTTCTTAACAGAGTTTACAGTTCAGTTTGCAGGCTCGGAAGAAGAGCTAGACGATATTTTAAGAACTAATAATAATGAGAATGATGTTGTAATCTACGAAGATGATCAGACACTAATTGCTGACTTCTACATGAATGACGTGGTCTATCAAAAATTAAGTGATCTTGGTGCTTTAAATACGCTTTCTCAGTTTATTGACCCGGTAAAGTCAATTGGTGATAAAACTACGCTGAGTGACGATATGCAGGACTACGTAAACAAGAACTTGATCCAAGCGTTTACAATTGACCAGATTGACCTTTGGGTAAGTAGATTTAAAGGCGCTCAGTCTAATATATTAAGTACTTCAAGTCTTGAGGGTCTAGATGACGGTGGCTTTACTAGAGATCAGAGCTTTACTTATAGTTTACACGGTGACACGCCGCTAAACTTCAGGTTGATATATAACAAAAGACTAGGTTATTCTTACAATATTAGACCTATGATAAAAATACAGTCCTAAAATGGCAATCAACATAAAAGAAATATTAACTACGGACAGTGATGTAATTAAGGTTGACAAGACTAATTACAACTTTGATCAGCTTACTGCTAACGGCGGTGGACCGATCGGGATCAAGGGCCAGAAAGGTGAACTTGGCGGAATTGGTACAACAGGAGCAAAGGGTGAAAAGGGTGATGAAGGAGCAAAAGGAGATACTGGAGCAACTGGTGCTGATGTTAACAATTGGGGTAGAATAAGCTACGACAGCGCTACAGACGCTGATATATTAAAACCAAAGAGAGATACTAACACTGATGAGCCTGTTTCTATTATTCTAGGTGATTCGAGTTACGAAGATGGCGGAACTGATGGTATTGACGATCCAACTGCGTGGTTAAATATAATTCTGCCGAGTAGTGCAAAATACAGTAATTACGCTAGTTTTTTAAACAGTACTTCTTCTGTTTTAAATCTTACAAGTTCAACACAGTCAAGCGTTGATACTTACCAGATTAGCCATGGCACTTCTTTAAATGACGTAGATTTTAAGATAGACATTAAGAATAGTTTGTACTTAAATGCACCTGATTTAGTGCAGATTACATCTAATACTGCGATTAAGCTTAATGCTTCTAACAACCCTATTACATTAGGGCCAGATACTGGTACTTCTTCAGGTCAAATTGATCTAAGATCTGACAACGTTATCGCTAGAGGTAATTTGACAGTTGAAGGTACATCAGCTGGTTATATCAAAGTGCCAAATGGTACTACAGCTAATAGACCAGCTGGTGCTTACGGTATGATTCGCTACAATACTAATTTAGATGTTGGCCATGGTGGTAATTTAGGTAGTTTAGAGACTTTTGTTCAGCACCCAGATGGAGATTACTGGAAGCCTTTGGGCAATGTGGCAGACGCAGACGGTGATACTTTTATTACAGTAGACTATGACAATAATGATGGAACTGATAATGTGATTAGACTTAATGTTGGTTATCTTAGCGGTGGTTCTTACTTAACAGAAGTTGTCGGTACTTTTGGTGAAACTGTAGCTGACGGAACAACAGATATTGATAGAGTATTTACGTATAACAACGTTATTTATGCATCTGATGATATTTTAGTGACAAATGATTCTGGTTTAAGGATTAAGGAAAATGACGCAACACCGGGTGGTAGTCAAGTTGCTGCACAGAATAGCGGAGCCGCAGCTGCCAATAGAACTTTAGCAGATTACTTTTATAGAGAAAGTGCATTACAATATGATGTTGATACATTTAATGATGGTACTCCATTTACTAATGCAGTCAGCGTTACAACTGCTAGTTATAGATATACAAATCAGGTTATAAAAGCACTTGGTTGGGATCCGGATGTTGGAAGTACTCTATCAAGCGCAAACGTAGCTATTATCATTGACCACAATAAAACAAAAATGTCTTATGTTAAAGTTGGGCATATGGTAACGGTTTGGGGAAGAATAGATTATTTCCCTTATTCAATAGCTAGTACTAACTTAAGTACAGAAACACCAGATATTAACTTTGATGGAACTAGCAACGCATCTTCTATTTCTACAGCTTCTAGAAGAGCTGCATTTGCAATAGGTAAACCAGCTACTTTCCCATATACTTCCGGTCTTACAGATACTAGAGTTGTATTCCCAATATCTGTTAGTTTAACAGCACAAGATGGTACAGCTTCTAATGTTGATGTTAGATATTTTGGAGTTATTGAACCAGGTATGAATGTGTTTACAATTATACAAGTAGATGATAGTACTGGTTTTATACCGGATGAGACATCAGAACCAGCCGATTCACATTACGCTAAGCATTTAGATATTGATGATTTAAAAGTAAGTGCAACTTCTCCAGGTGAAGTTATTACGCTAGAGTATAACTTTAGTATGCCTACAGATATTAATTCATATGATCTTGGATCTGACACTCTCAGTATTTACACTGAAGCTGAACTTACTCAAGTAGCACAACCATTATGATAACATTAACATACATATTAGATAAATTAAAAGCTATTTGGCAGAATAAGCAACTCAGGAACTTCTTGGTAATTGTTCTTGTTGCTCTATTATTCTTAAAACAATGTAATCAAATCTCTAATCTAAAAAGAGAGGTTGATCAGGTTGAAGAAACTGCAAATAGAAACTTTAATAATTACAAGGCGGCTCAAGATACAGTTAGACTTTTAGAACTTGACAACGGTAAACAAGCTGCCACGATTAAAAGTTACGAGTTTGATATTGCTAACCTAGAAGAAGAACAACATGGTTTAATAGCTAAGTACAGGGGTGTTTTAGATATTAATAAGGACTTGAACAAGGTTAACGCTCTTCTTTCGGCAGATATTAAGATTAAAGACAGTTTGCTAGCTGCTATTTCTGTAGAAAGAATAGACTCAATTACTGATAAAGTTACGTTTGATAGATTTGATGACTTTGGTCATGGCAATACTAGGAATTTAGCCGGTAGTATGTTTGTTTATAGAGATGGAGACAATCTACTGTACAGGGACGCTATCTTTTCAATTCAACAGGAAATGAGCCTTTATGCTGCGATTGAAGATGCTGATGGAGATGGCCAAGATGAGATTAAGATTACAACGGACTATCCTGGCCTTATAATAACAGACATTGAAAATATAAACCTGATAAATAGTAAGTTGAACCAGAAGTATGAGAAGAAAGCTGGCTGGTCTGTAGGCTTAGGCATTGGGTATGGTATAAATTTAAACAATAACCAGGTGATTAGCTACGGTCCAAGCTTAAACGTAGGGCTCTTCTGGTCTCCAAAATGGTTAAGATTTTAATATGGCACAATCATCAAGATATTTTAGAATAGACGACGACGTACTTTTAGAGTTCATCTACCACGATCAATCTAATCCAAACGCATATGAGATTGAAGTAGACGATAATGGCTCTGAGGTTATGTTCTTGGATACGGACCGAGGCAATCCCTTTGCGCAAAGACACCTGATCTCTGAACTAGGTGGCGATGTCGTTAACTTCGACGTAACTGATGACGGAGCTTATATTGCGGTTGAAGGCTTTGCAGCTAGAACTCTACTATTACAGAACGGTAAGACTTATAAATTTAACTTAAGTGCTCTTGCAGTACCTACAGACTTCGATATTGAAGGTACATTGGGTATAAAGAGTTACGATGCGGTTGCTGGAGTTTTAACGTTTGTACCTAATACAGACGGTCAAACTAGTTATACTTATCCAAATAGAGTTGGCGGTAAAATTACAGTTGACCGTAGAGCTAACCCACTCTTCTCAAATCCAGATGAAGATACTGGCAATGACGTTAACCAGACATTAGGTCGCTTCCATGCAGTACAACATCTAGATGATAAGACAAAGTATGCTCTGATTGGTTATGACTCAACTGGAGTCTACGATAAGTATAATTACATAAACAACTCAACGGATTGGCAAGGATCAAACTCAGGCGACCTGGTGGCCAACCAAGCGGCGAATACACTTGCTATCAACTATATTAAGTACGATACAATTAGACTACATTTAAGAAGTGGCTATTCTTTCTCTGCTCGAGGCTATGAGGGTTTCTTGTTTGAAGTAACTGCCGATAGAACTTCTGGCGTGAAGAACTATCTAACACAGTTAGTCTACTTGAATCAGAGTAACTACGAGTATGCGAATCCAAAGCCTTTTATTCTAGGTGAGACTCTCTACTCTAAGTTTATTGAAGTAAAAGTACCAACTCTAGTCCAACAGAACCAAGAGTTCTTAGATAGATTCTACGGTGACGGTACTCAATTCTCATCTGACGTTTCACAGACTTCAAACTACGGCATTAACTTTAAACTAATCGATACTCTTTCAGCTGAAGCTGGATATGATTATATCTACACAGGTGAAGAGAATAAGTTTACAGTTTCAAGAGAGGATGAATTCCAGGACTTTACAGTTGTAGTTGAAGACGCTGATGATGGAGATTACTTTAAGATCTACGGTGAAAAAGACAATTCAGCTTCTAATTTTGAGGGCTATATCCTGAATAGAATTCAGACTAGCCAAGACGATATTACAGTCTTCTTTGACATTGAAGTTTTTGAACAAGTTGGTGTTTCTAATATTAAGACAGCAACTGCCGGCTTTACGCAATATGAAGATTTTGATACTCCAGTTGTATATCGACCAGTTATTCAAAATGCAAATACAGCGGTTAATTTCTCAATTGACGTAACGATGAGAATTTACAACCAGACTGATAATACTCAAATCGTAAAGAGAGCGAGTTTAACAGTACCTCAGGCTGCAAAATACGGTAAGACTTTACAGAAGGTTACTATTAGCTCAGCTAACAAATTATCTGAGATTTATAATGTGTTACCAAATACAGTTCCGAATAGAGTTATTCAAGATGTATTGACAAATGCACTACCGAGAAGTACAAAACAGGTGATTGCACTTGTTGAAAGACATAATGTTGTAACGGCTTCTGCTCCAGTACAAGCGGTACCTAGTCTTTCGGATCCAAATACAATTGAAATCGAAGACGTAGAAGAAGTAAGCTATGTTAGTAATGGGCAAACAGTAATAACAATACCACCTTTTACAACTTATATTAAATTTAAGTTTGCTAAAAAGAGAGGAGATGATCTAGAGTACGTGCCTTTGAATAACGTTGAAAACATAGTGTTGACTGTTGGCAGAGGCGATAAAGCGCTTAAGTTCAACCACTATCAACACAAAGACATCGAAATGATCGACGGTGAAGTTCTATTTAAAATAGATGAGGGCAACGCTAAGATTATTAACGGACGCAACAACGGTCGATTCTACATATCTCTGGATAACGGTAACGAAGAAACCATGTTAACAACGGGAAGATATAAAGTAGGCTAATGATATTAAACAGTAGAAATAACTTATTTGACTTTCGTTTTCCAAGAAAGTTTGTTCCAGAAGAAGTTGCTGAAAAGTATAAGCCTTATCTAAATAAGATTCCGGGCAATTTATTAGCGGAACCAGTTGACTTTATTAACTATTCAATTCAGGGTTTAAATATTCCTGGAATTAGTTTTGATCCAACGACTCAAGCAGATAATGATGGAACAACGAGATACCACAGAGGTGCTATTCCGATTCAAAATACAATTGATCGTCAGTTTACAGTGACCTTTCAGTTATTGGATGGATATATAAACTACTGGATTATGATGGACACCTTGCTCTATTATTACGCAAGAACCACAAAAGAGCCTTATATTCAACCATTGACATTAAGGATCTTAGATTCAGAAGGAAGCAGTGTTGCTTATATGCAGTTTGAAAGAGTTATTATGAACTCAATTAACGAACTAAGTTTAAGCATGGCAGACAACGTGGCGGAATTTAGCACATTTGAGGTTACATTCTTCTACAATAAATTAAACTTAAGGCTAGAAATAGAATAAAGATAAAATGAAGACATTTAATAAATACTTAGTTGAAGAACATGTGACAGAAACCGACATGGAACTAATCAAAGAGGGTTTACATGAAGAATGGACTCCGGAATTAGAAGCTAAGGTTGATGCTGCTATCGATGAATTCATGAAGCAATACTCAGATGCTGATGGAAACTTAAGCATTGAAAGGCTTAATGAAGAGATGACTAATGAAGGTTTTCTAGGTTCTATCTTAGGTGGTTTAACAGGATACGCACTTGGTAAATCAGTTGGTAAAATGGTTGCTAAGGTATTGGGTATTGAAAAAGGTGTACTTTATGACTTGTTAACTTCAAGACTAGTTGGTGCTGCTTTAGGCGCTAGTCTTGGTAAAAGATTCTAAATGAACTATATTGCAGTTGACTTCTCTCTGAATTCACCAGGTATTTGTCTATACAACGATAAGAGTAAGAAGTATAAATTTATTGGTTACATCAAACCTAAAACCGGGACTAAAGCAGAACAAGCTTTGCAGGAGGAATTAGGCATGTTACAAGATGTAACGATGGTGACTCAGCCAGATTTTACAAATGATGAAAACTATTCGGGCTCTGAACTTGCAAAAGTAAAGCGCTACGATCGAATGGCTGACGAAATCATAAATCTCATTCTACAAGAGTCCTTTCCAGGTGACTCATTTACTATTGCATTCGAAGGAACTTCATACGGCTCAAAGATGGGCACTAACAATATGATTGATATGGCAGCTGGTGCAGCTATCCTAAAATTAAAGATGTTGAAAGTTCTGCAGCCGGAAGATTTGCTAACAGTCGCTCCGACCACAATTAAGAAATTCGCTGGTAAAGGTAATATGAATAAGTCTCAAGTGTTTGAGGCTTTCGTTGCTAATTCAATAGATGACAAGTCTCTGCTTAAGAGTCCTTTCTACGCTCGGATTAAAGAGCTAGACTGTGGGAAAAAGGTGCCTAAACCTGTTGATGACCTCGTCGACGCTTTCTTTCTTGCAGCCATGATCTCTGCTCCAGCTCTAACCTAACCTTATCTCTCCCCGAAAAGACATTTATTATATGCAAGCCCTGGGTCTTTGTTCCAAAAAGGTTCAAAAAAACTTCAACTTTTTTCAGTTGAAACAATTTGTTAGCCTAGATATATAATACATGCAAGCAGATTATACTATGACGAGTAGATGTTTATGCACGGCAGAATATTTCCAGCTTAATAGCATTCTAACAAATATGGTGTTACACGGTTCGATCTCAAACGATGATCGCGAAGAACTACTACACAAAGCGAAGTTGCTAAAGACTGAGGATGGTAAGTGGAAAGATTCAAACGGAGACATATTAAATCTCAACTCGACTGAAACAATAGTCTAATTGCAACTATAAGGTTTGAAAGTAATTTCAAGGAATTAAACATTTAAAAAGTAAATTAAAGTAAAATGAGCGACAATTTTGACATTTTCAATTTGGGCGTAGAAGACGTAGAAACGCATCAGCCCGCAGCAAACACTTCAGCAAATGAAGTCTACAAACCATCAGCCGACGATGGCAAAGATGGAACTTACAAAGCACTAATCCGCTTTGTTCCTAACCCAGAGAATCCACGCAACTCTCTTATTCAAAAGTACGTACACTGGTTGACTAATTCATCTGGTGAAGGTAAACTGGTAGACTCTCCAAGTTCAATTGGTGAGAAATGCCCGATTGCAGACGTATTCTGGAAATTGCGTAAAAGTGATTCTGCAGTTGATCGTAAAGCTTCAGAAAAATTGAAGCGTCGTCAACAGTACTACGCGTTGATTAAGATCATTAAAGATCCACAAAACCCAGACTTAGACGGTACTTACAAAGTCTTTAAGTTCGGTTACAAAATCAAAGAGAAGATCGACGCTGAGTTGAAGCCAGACTTCGGTGAGCCAACACAAGTATTTGACCTATTTGAAGGTAAGAACTTTGAGTTGATTATCACTCGTCAAGGTGAATACAACAACTACGACAAATCTAAATTCTCTTCAAGTCAGTCAGCTATTATCTTAGGCGATGCTCCGGCAGAACGTAACAAAGAGAACATGGCTACTATTAAAGAAGAGCTAGAAGGCGCACCTTCACTTGCTACGTATGATTACCAAGCTTGGGATGAAACAACTCGTGCTTTCGTAAACGACGTCCTTAGAATGTATCTAAATCCAGGTGATTCTATCTCTGAAATCTCTAGCCCAGCACCAAAGAAAAGTGCAGCTAAGGCAGAGCCTAAGAAAGAAGAACCAGTAGCAGTTGGAGCAGAAGCAGCTAGCGCAAGCAGCTCTTCTAGCGTGAACGCAGATGATGATTTAGATTCTTTCTTGAATGACCTCGACATCTAAACTTACTGATGACTTAAAGGACAGAATAAAAAGTACTCTTAAAGAAATAGCAGTACAAGAACATTCTGCACCTAATAAGCAAATGCTAAAAGACATGCCAGGACGAATAGTCTTGGCATGTCCTTATTGTGGTGACTCGCATACTGATGACACAAAGAAACGTGGCAACTTGTATTGGGGCACTTTACAGTATCACTGCTATAACTGTGGACATCATACTAATATCCACACAATGGCCAAGGACTTTCAGGTTCGGATGGGCCAAAGCCAAGACACATTTAACGTTATTGACTATATTCAGAGCAATAAGATGAAGGTGAAGCAGTCAGATGCTTTACAACACAACATCTTAAAGAAGCTAAACGATATTGCAATTACAGTTGATGAGTTTAAGAAATTTGCACATGCGGAAGAGATTCAACCTGGCGACTGGATCTGGTTTAAACTAAAAGAAAGACTCTTACATAATAGAGCCGAAGAGTTTCTCTACTCACCTAAGACCTATAAGCTCTGGATCCTAAACTTTGGCGCTAACGGTAATATCATTGGTGTACAGAGTAGAAGAATGAAAGGCTACGGTCAACGTTATTTGACCTATGATATTGGTAAGCTCTATGAAGAGATGAAGAAAGAGCATGGTCTGACTGAAGAAGAACTGGCCCGAGTTAACAAGGCATCTACACTTTTCGGTATCATGCAACTCAACTTCCAGAGAGACGTTACAATATTTGAAGGTCCTCTTGACGCCAAGTTCATGAGCAACTCACTTGCACTTGCAACTGCTGGTAGATCGACAGAAGAGTTTGATGAAATGGCAACTGTCAGATATATGTTTGACAACGATAAAACAGGTAAGAAGAAGATGATTGAGAAGCTTAAGAAGGGCAGATCAGTCTTTATGTGGCAGAAATTCCTACAAGATTTTAAGCTAGATAAATATGATATAAAGGATCTAAATGATCTGATGTTGAAATGTTACGAGCTTAAAAACGACGCACATAAGAAGATTAACGATTATTTCACATCAAGTCAATTAGACCTATGGTACATATAGATGAATTAATGATTGACAACGAATTAGACGATTTTTATAGAGACCGTGACCGATTCAAAGGCCACAAGCTCTTAATTGACTTTGAGCAAATTGAGCTTAAGTTTACACCAAAGGATTTTAGTGCCAGCAAGCCAAAGATGAAGAAGAAACAGACGGCTGCAAAGTACATAAAACCTAGTAGAGACAAAGGTTCTCTATTTTAAAGATATATTGAATGAGCAAAGAAAAGATACTAGAGCTTGACAAAAAATTAAGCACTCAACGCACCAACTGGTCTAATAAGATTAAAGAACTTGCCAAAGGCCTAAAGAACATTAATCAACTAGAAGATGTAATATCGGACGTGTTATCTACAAGACAGATCTTGATAGACAACATGGCCTATATTAACATGAAGGTAAAAGAGCAGAAAGCAACAATAGGCTCTAGATACAGAGAGGCATATATAAGATACTACGAATACGACTATAAACTAGGCGAGAAGCAGAAAGAACGCTTTATTGAGACTGATCTCAGAGATGAGAACATGATTCTTTCACACCTAGAAAATCAACTTGAATTTTTGAAAGAGTCAGTTAAGACTCTAGACAATATGGGCTTTGCTATTAGAAATAGGCTGGCTCTAAAAGATTTATAATAAGAGTGGAACTTACACTAACGGAAAATAAACAGCTATTACGAATTGACTCTGCTACAGAAATGGAGCTCGAGCAGCTCAACATATCTTTAAATAAGAGGATTGAATCATGGCGTTTTAACCCGTTGGTAAAGAAAGGTCTTTGGGATGGCTACATCTCATATATTAAAGACGATACGTGGATTCCATCGGGTCTTTGGCGTGAAGTAATGTTAATTGCTAAAGACTATAATTATGATCTGAAACTAAACGGTATTACAAATCTATTTGATCGCAATATTCAACAAGAGGCTTTTGAAGAATGGGCATTAGACTTTTTTGATGGCCATCCAGATGGTATCTCACCCAGGGACTATCAGATGGACGCAGCATTCAATATCTTAAAGTTTAGACGCTGTTTAGCTGAGCTGGCAACATCAGCCGGTAAAACCTTAATTTCATTCTTGACCGTGGCTTATATGTTAGAGAAACAGAAGGCCGAGAAGATACTCTTTATTGTACCTAACGTTTCACTTGTAGTTCAAGCATCTGAGGACTTCTTAGACTACAACTGGCAAAACAGAGTTAGTATTAAAGTACAGCAGATCTACAGCGGCCAGAAGATTAGAACCGGACGTAATGTTGTGATCGGTACATACCAGTCGCTGGTTAAGAAGAAGGCTGAGTACTTCGATCAGTTTGATGCAGTTATCATTGACGAGACACACAAAGCTAAGTCACAGTCCATTAAAACCATTCTGTCTAAGTGTAAGAACGCAGACTATAGATTCGGACTATCAGGTACGATCCCTAAACCAGGTTCATTGGACCGATTAACCTTAATGTCACATACAGGCCCTGTAATTACAGAGGTCACTGCTAATTACCTACAGAATGAAGGTCATATTGCTAAGTGTAACGTAAAGGTAATTAAGATGGACTATGCCACACAAGCCACGAAAGAGGCTTTTAGAGAGATGGCATTTAATAAATATGAGAGTAAAGATGTTTTCAAATTTGAACAAAATTATATCATTAATTCGCCAGGCAGGCTCAACTTTATTTGTAACGTTATTTCCAGAATACCCCGCAATTCCCTTGTACTTTTCCACAGGATTGAACATGGTCAGCGTATTTATGAGAAGCTGCGTCAAGAGAGTGACAAGCGGGTCTACTATGTCGACGGTGGTACCGATAAAGATATTCGCGAAGAATACAAGAAGAAGATGGAGGCAGGTGAAGAAGTGGTGATTGTAGCTTCTTATGGTACATTTTCAACCGGTATTTCAATTAAGAAGATTCACAATATTTTCTTTACAGAGTCGTTTAAGTCTGAAGTTATCATTCGCCAGTCGATTGGTCGAGGACTTAGACAACACTCTTCAAAAGACTCAGTTAACATCATAGATTTTGTAGACGATATTAGTCTGCCGGACTGGGATAACTATCTAATTCGACATGCTAAGGCTAGACAGAAGATCTACAAGGAACAGAAGTTCAAGTACGATATTAAAAACGTTACTTTTGAAGGTGATATATAATACTGTAATAACAAATTCAAAACAAAGAAACATACAATGGAACGATTAGTAACATTTGAACAATTTGCTGAACAAAAGGCAAAAAAAGATCAGATCCGACTTGAGGAAGAACTGAATGCAAAAAGAGAAGCTTCGGCAAATAGCTTTAAGGACTTACTAGCTGAATTTGGCGTAACTTCAATGGGTGAATTATCTGAAGAAGATAAGCCTAAATTTAACGAGAGATTAGGTACTCTAACTGAATCTGCACTTCTACTAGAAAGCACAAGATCACAGGTTGGTAAAATTGATAAGAACGGTAAGATCACATCAGTCTATGTACACTATGATGGTTATCCAGACTACATGGTACCAATGATTAAGAACTACGACAAGAAAGGTGTTGACCAACTTCTAGATCTAGGTAAGGCAGGTATCTCTGTTCTTGACAAAGAGATTGGTAAAAAACAGGACTTTAATAATCCTAAGAGAGGTTGGACTCTTTTCTACGGTAGAGACCGTGGTGAGAATAGCAATATGATCTCTACTGGTAACGCTGGTAACATCAAAGCATATTTAAAGGATATGGCTAATGATTCTTCTGCAGAATATGTTTATCTTTATGATGAAAGAGATGGCAACTGGTATTATGCAGATGCTTACGGTGACACCACATTAACTTTAGTAGAGTCTCTATCTGAAGCAGTTGCAATTAGCGGTAAGAGAACAGCTAACAAAGTTGCATTAAGACTTAACAAACTTTTCACAGACAAATTGACAGCAATTGCAGCTGATAAAGTAACAATGCTGGGCTTCTTGAAAGAGTTATACTTCAGTGCAATGGAAGACGCTAACTTCTACCGTGAAGCTGGAATTTCAATGAATATGATTAAGGGTAAACTTGGTCCATTAGAAGTTAAAGTAGCAGGCCTAGACAACGAGGCTATTAAAATCTCAGCTAAGACTGTCAAGTTAATGGTAGACAAATACTACTCAGATCTTGCAAATGCAGGTGATTGGTCAGGTATTGGTATCACTGAAGGTTTTGCAATGTACTTAGATCAAATCGGAGAGTCTAACATGGCACAAGCACTTCTTGACTCTTTTAATGCACAGTTTGAAGGTGAAGAGAAAAGAGTTTCTAGAACTGAAAAACTGTATGAACTATCACAGAAGAATGTAGAAGAAGATAGAGCTGAAGAAATCGAAGACGATGGTATTGAAATGGCTAATGAGGCTAAAGAATCAGCATGGGACAAATTAAACAGAATTGCTGATGAGCAGTATGGTGAGTTTGGTTTTGCTACTTTAGGTGAAGATGAAATGGCAAACCATATTGACATGAAAAAAGCTGACAAACTAGCTGATAAAGAATACGGTGAGTTTGGTTTTGCTACTTTAGGTGAAGGCGAAATGGAAGAGCTTATTAATAACAATCCAAAGCTGGTTAAAGAATCAGCGGTTACTGAGGCTACAAAACCAACCGAGGTTAAAGATGCTGAAAAAGCACTTAAATTAAAGTCTGAAGAACACTATGACATAGATGGTGTTTGGGTAATCGGAGCACAAGATAAAGTTCAATTCCAATGGTCTTCTGAATATGGTGGTTACAGCGTTGGAGATGAAAACGGTACAGAACTTTACAATGGTACAGATTTAAAAGCTGCTGTTAAAGCATATAAAAAAGCAATCAACGAGTCTGTTAATGAAGCTGAAATCAAATCAGATGACGAGTTTAAAGAGTATGCATTCACAGTACTTCAAAAAGCATTCGGCGAAGACTTTGATGAAGCTAAAGCACAAGAAGTAGTTGATGGTATCTTAGGTAAAGTTGACGGTGACTACGGTAAAGCAGCAGGTATTCTACAGGCTTCTTTAGGATAAAAAATTAACCAAACAATGAAACAACTACTATCATATCAAGAGTTCATCTTAGAAAAGGCTAACCAAGACCTTAACGAATGGAGAGACTCTCAGTTAGTAATGGAAGGCGGGGCCGCTGGCCACATGTCACATCCATTCGACGAGAAAGACTTAACATTTGGTGATTTTAAGAAGATCATCGAGTTCGGCTTAAGAGGTGAACTTAACTTTGAAGAAGAGGTAACCGAAAAGACGGATGGCCAAAACGTATTTGCTACGGTTAAAGATGGTCAAGTCTACTTTGCAAGAAATAAAGGTGAATTAAAGTTCCCGATGGACCTAGATGCCTTTAAGCAAAAGTTTGCAGACCATGCTTCGGATCTTGTAAGAGATACGTTTCATATGACAGCCGAAGAGCTGGCTAAAGCACTACCAAAGTTAAGTGCTGAAGATCTTGCAGATTTTGGCAATGGTTTAAACTGGATGAACATGGAGCTAATTAACTCTGAGAATCCAAACGTTATCTATTATGATAGAGACCTTATTCAATTCCATGGTATTAAAGAGACTGATGGTGAAGGTAACATCATCGGTGAAAATCCAAGAGCAGCAACCAGTATTGCTAAGGCATTAGAAAAGATTGAGGCAAATATTGGTGACAAGTACACGATTATTCCACCTCAAGTTGTTGAAATAGGTAAGGACTTAGATTTTGAAGAAAACAAGAATAAATTCATTAAGAAGGTTGAAGATCTACGTAAGCAATATAAGTTAACTGACGCAGACGAAGTTAGTCGCTATCATGAAATGTGGTGGAGAGAGCAGATTGAAGATAACTTCGGTGATTTACCGCAAGATGTTAAAGAAGGTTTATTGTTAAGATGGGCTTATGAAGATAAGAAGACTCTTAACATGAGAGCACTTAATAAAACCTTGGATAAAAAGCAGATTGATGCGGTTAAAAAGTTTGACAAAGAGGATCTAAAGAAGAAGCAGAAAGAGAACATGAGACCTTTCGAGGACTTATTCTTAGAACTGGGTTCTGTGATCTTAAAGAATGCAAGTAACTTTGTGGCAGCTAACCCAGACAAAGAAATGCAAAGATTGCATAAACAGCTCAAAGATGAGTCTGAAAAGATCATGAAGAGCGGTGATGAAAAGGCAATCGAAAAAGTTGGAGCAGAGCTAGAAAGACTAGAGCGCATCGGCGGTATTGAATCAATCATACCAACAGAAGGCGTTGTATTTAGATACAAGGGTAAGACAATGAAGCTAACAGGTACTTTTGCAGCTATTAACCAGCTGATGGGTATTATTAAGTACGGCAGATAAAACACGACAGATGGCATTACAGAATCTTAAAACATATTTCGAGTCGACAAATAGAAACGACTTTTTAGAACTTCTAGAAAACACATGTGTTGTTTCTGAGAAGATCCAAGCATCCTCATTCCACGTTAGAAAAACAAACGACGGTTTTGAGTATTATAAGAGCGGTTCTAAGGACGCGATGAATAAAGTTGATAGAACTATTGTCAAGTACTATGAAAATGCGATCAAGTACTTTAAATCGGTTTCTGGAGATGTTGCTGAACAAATGCCTACAGATTGGAAGTTTGGCTTTGATTATATGGTCGATACAAAGACTGTAGACATTGAATATGACAAGCTACCAAAGAACCACTTGATCTTAACGCATATTCAGGTGATGAGTCCTACCAATCCTACTGAAATCAAGAAGGTGATTAGAGACCCAAACATTCTTTACAAGTGGGCAGATATTCTAAGCGTACAGAGACCTCAAGTTATTTTTCAAGGTAAATTATCAGACTATCAAAAAGAAGAGCTAGTTAAACTGCTAGAAATGAGTGAAACTCAGTTCAAGAAGGAGTTTACAGATGCTTCTTTTACTAGAAAGGTCTACAATATTTTTAATAAAGGCTTAAACTCTACTGGTCTTAATCTAGATCTAGAAAAAGACATTGACTCTTTAATCTTAAACTTCTTTGACGGTAAGTCAGTTAAGAACTTTAAGCTTGAGAGATTTGACAAGGCTGAAAGAGAAAGCCGCAATCCATCTGACATGTATCAGATCTCAATATTAGATCTAGTAGAATACATCTCACAATACGATATTCCTAGCATTGAACTTAAAGAAGATGATACCGACATAAGGTACATCGAACTTATTTCAATCCTATTTAACTCATACGTAGAAAAGCACGCAACAAAATACATTGGTGCTAGCTTTGACTCAGCAGATTTTGCACAAGGCGAAGAGTTTGCACTCAATACTACATTTATTAAAAACGAAAAGACACTATCACTGGTTCAGAAAGATGTTCTAGCAGAGCTTTACAAGATTGCGCTGGGTTCATTTAGAAAGAAGAGAACTAAAGAGACTGAGATTATCAACGCTGCTTTAATGGAGCAGATCAACGAGATCGTTGCTAAGATTGAAGCTCTAGTGATGGGCGAAACAAACGAAGGCGACGTTATGAACTTCAATACCTATCTAAAGACACAGAATCTACAAACACAAGTAAGTCCAATTACAGAAGCATTAACTGTTAAATATGCTGAACAAGGCAAAAAGCCAGTTAATATGTTCGTTGGACGTTTCCAACCGTTTACATTAGGTCATGCTAAAGTAATTGAGACAATCAGCAAGCAGAACGGCTATCCAGTTGTAATCTTCTTAATTAAGTCTAAGACCAAGAAGAAAGAGGATGCATTTAAGAGACCTTACGATGAAGAGACTCAGTTAGAAATGCTGAACAATTTAAAGTCTAAATACCCAATTGAAAAGGTTTACATTCTAGATAGAGCTGCAATTGACTACATGTTTAATGCAATGCGAGCTGACGGATATGAGCCAGTACTTTGGGGAACTGGAACTGACAGGCTTAAGACCTATTCTTATCAAGTTGATAAGCCAGAGTACAGAGAAGATCTTGGTGTAAGAGATGATTTTGGTCTATTTGAAATTCCAAGAACTGGTAAGAATATTTCAGCAACGCAGGTTAGAAACGCAATGCTAGATGGTGACGAGAAGCTCTTTAAGAAGCTAACTCCGAAAGAGATACATTCTATGTATGGTGATTTAAAAGACAAACTAGAGGCCTCAATGGCAACTAACGAGTCAACCATTATGACGTTCGATCAATTTACAAAGAATATATAAAAAAACAAAAGATAAAGAAATGGCAACAGTAACAATGGACGCAATGGACCCTAAATCAAAAGGTCTAGCCAAACTACTTAAGAAGAATAATGTTAAGATGGAGATCTTAACGATGAGAGGCCCTTCAGGCTGGCCTGAGGTTGAACTAACTGGTAAGAGAGAAGATCTTGAAACAGTTTTGGCCGACGGTGAGTATGGTTGGGATGACCCAGAATTAGCTGAGTACATTGAAGAAGGTGCTAATGTTAATGAGGCAAAGATCACTCTAAAGAGACGTTACACTGAGAATCATCCAGCAGTTACCATTGGTAAAGCAGCTCGTATCAGAAATAAAATGCTTGAAGCAATTGCTGACAGAGCCCTTACTGAAGAAGAGTTTAACAACATCTTGAGTGAATATTCTTCAAATGCAAAACAGTGGATGAAGAGAAACGCTAGATTCTTTAACGTATCTGAAGAAGGTATTGCACTTTCTAAGTTTGGTAAGAAAGCGCTTTCTGCAGTTGTAGTTAACGAAGAAGAATCAGTTACTGAAAAGTTCGTTAAAGAATTTGATAAAGCAGTCTTAGACGCTGAGACAGAGGAGGACATTTTAAAGGTATATCCTGATGCTGAATTCTATGTAGGTAAAATGTCACACTTCTTCGGTGAGCTAGAAAAGAATCTTTTCTTTAAAGCTTATTATGCAGATTGGTATAAGAAAGATACTGGTAAATCAATTAAAGGTGACTTTAAAATTACTACAATCTACTCAGAAAAAGGTAGCAGATATGTAAACCTATATGTAGAAGAATCTGCAGTTACTGAAAACTATGAAGTTATTTATAGTGACGGTGTAAGTGCTATGAAAAAGTTTAGAAACGAGAAACAAGCTCTTGACTTCATGAAGCAAACCATTGCTTCTAACAAGAAATTAAGAGATATTGCAGTTTACAAACCAGGCATGTATTCAACTACCGAAACGGATAAAGTTGTTATGTTTTGGGGAAATGGTTCATACTTAGATAACGTTTCTAAAAGGGATCCTAAACTAGCTGCTAAGAAGCTAGAAGAATCAGTAGTTACTGAGGCTAGTGTTTTACTAGATACTACAGATCCAGAAGATAAGTCTCTTTTAAATTTTATTAAAAAGCATAAAATTACAATGAAAGATACTGGCGTTAGAGCTGGTGGTGATTTTGCTGAATATGAATATACTGGAAAAAGAAAAGATCTTGAAGCTATGATCTCAAATTTTTGGGGTGATGACGAATTAGCTGAATATATCGAAGAAGGCCGTAAGTTTGTAGCTGCTGCCAAGAAAGCTAAAGATGCTGGCGACGAAGAGTTTGAATTTAATGGCAAGAAGTTCCCGGTAACTATTAAAGAAGGAAATGCATTTGGTGCAGCAAGAGCTAAAGCAATTGCTGATGGTAAAGATGAGTTTACAGTTGACGGAGAAACTTACAAGGTAAAATCAGTTGACAAAGAAGACAAAGAGAACTCTGAAGAATTTGCAGCAGAATCATTTGTTTACGAGAGCTTTTCATCTTTTGTTGAGAGTCTAAATGAAGCTGAGTCTTTAAACGAGGCTTTCAAGTCAATGAAGTTAGCACAGTTATTAACACCTAAGAGTCCTTCAAAATGGAATAAAGGTATTGCACAAGAATTCTATAACTACACTCAAGTTAAATTAGATAAGGTTGAAGACCACGATCTATTAGAAGTAGATCCACAGACTGCTTACAAGCAAAAAGGTGGTACTAAAGTAAAGTTCTTCTTAATCGACAACGAAAAGCAGAGCCCTTATACTGAAGATAGTTATGACGGTAGAATCCAACCAGGACTAATTGCAGTCTTAAACGGTAACAACGATTTTATGGGAGCTGTTTACAGAAGATTTAGCAGTGAAAAAGGTAGAGTCTTAACTAAAACTGATAAATCGGATTCACTTGGTGTTAACAAGAAAAGAAAGGGCTACGGCGCTACTGGACTTTCAAGTGCTAAGAGAATTGCTGACTTTGCAGATAGAGCAATCGTAATTGACATTGACATCTTAAGACAGAGATATTCAGCTCAACAACAAAAAGATTCAAGAACTGCTGCTAAGAAAGGAGCTATTGCATTCAAGACAGATAAAGAGTTTAAAGCTGAGAACATTGCTCGATACAACGAGATCTTAGCAAATAAGGCAGCTGCACTACCACTTGATAAAATGGTTAAAGACGCGATTGACAAACTTGCCGATCAGATCAAAGAAGGTGTAGCTAAAGGCGAAAAAGGACGTTACGGTGATATTATCATCGGTAAAAACTCAAAGGGCAATGAAGCTAAAATGAGAGATGCTTCTAACCACATGAGCAATATCCTAGATGACTATGGCAGATATGTACAATATATTGCTGATGGTGAAAAGGAGAAAGCAGAATGGGGTAAAGAAAACTCATACTATGCTAGAGAGGCAAAAACATACGCTAAGAACATTAAAGACAAGATCAACAAGATTGATACCTTTGATTATGCTTGGTAAAATTAAAAAAACATTCTTTGAGTATTGGGTAAAACCATGGCACTCATTGTAAAAAACAAACTATGCCAGCAACTAGTAAAGCACAACAGAGATTAATGGGAATGGCTTACGCTTATAAAAAAGGTGAGCTTGATCCTAAAGAGGCCAGCCAGGAGGTAAAAGACTTAGCAGATTCTATGACGCTTAAACAGCTAAAGGATTATGCAGAGACAAAGCACGAAGGCTTGCCAGACAAAGTGGACGACAATCTTCAACCAGGAGATGTTGGTGGAATGGGACCAATCAAATTCCCAACAGCAACTGAATACGGCTCTGGTGATGTTCCTGCAGGCCAAGGCGATGCAGAAGAGGAATATGAAAAAAAGAGAAGAAAAATGAAACACTTAAAGAACTTTGAATCTTTCGTGAATGAAGCATATGACGGTAACATGTCAGACTTCAAGTACGAGTTTCCAATGAAGTTTGAAGAAGTAACAGGTAATCCAGAAAAAGCTATCAAGAGAATAACTAAGAGTGGTAAAGGTTACGAAGTTAGAACCTCAACTTACATGAGTGAAGATGAAATGAAAGCTGTTGGTACTGTAATGAACTTGGATCTAATCAGTTATAATAAAGGCAGCAACGTTGCAATTACAGTTTACGAGTCTAAAGTCGACGAAGAATACGTTGAACTACCAAGCATTGATGTACCTTCAACTGATCTAATTGAAGCATTTAAACAATGGTATAAAGATACTGCTGACAACTGGGAAGACTTTAAAAATGATATGGCTGAAGATTCAGTTGATGAAGCAGCTAAAAATGCTCAGATGGAAATCTTAGCTAACCTATCAAATGAGATGAACCTTGTAATTAAGGATAGAAAGTTCAAGGTTAGAATGGACCTTAAGTAATTGTTAATAACTTTTTGCAAAATAATTGGCCTGACATTTTTTTATGTCAGGCTTTTTTATTATATTTACACTGTAATCAAACTTAAAGTAAATGAGCAACTACAAGAATTTTAATCGACACGAAGTTTACACTTCAGAAATGATGGGCCTACAAAGTAAGATCATGCGAAAGATTGACGAAGCTGCATTCGAACAAAAAAAGAGCATGTCAAATTCACTAAGCAATATGATGTACGGCCTCTACGATGGTTATCTTTACAGTGACCTTCTACCAGAAGCAGAATCTTTCGGCCTAGACCAGGAGTCTATCAACGGTATCAAAGGTTTAATCAAGGCAATCGAAATGCACATTGCCCTTTACGTAGAAACTCAAACACAACACTAAAAATAGAGAACATGCAAGTAGCAGATCAAATTCAAAAAGTAAGAAGCTTAGTCGAAGATTATTACAACAAGAGCCTACAGTGGGATGAAAATATTACTTTTCTTTCAGATCAACAGAAAGAACATATAATCCAGATCGGTACATCAATACTCTGTACAAAATGGGGAGTTGGTTATCCAGGTGGAAGCTTTGTCCAAGCAGTCGTTGACAATGACTTAATGGCAGCTGTTGGTAGAGCAGATGCAACAAACGTTAAAATGTTACCATTCTACTGTAAGTTAATCTACAACATCGGCATGCCAATGGAGCTTGCTGAAGTGGTTAAATAAGAAACACGCCCCCAGACCCAAGCGGGACAACGTCATTCGCGCGTTGCCCCGCTTTTTAGTATACATATCTAAACAAAGTTAAAACTCACCATATAACATCTAAACAAGAATATGAGCGATCTTATAGACAACATCTTAGAACAAGCAGACCAAATCATTAACCACAGATCAGAAGAAAAGAACCGCCAATATGGTCCTTTCGAAGAAGGCATGCGCAGAGCTGCGATGGTCTGTTCCGGTATGACTGGTAAGCAATTCACAGGAGCTGACATGTACGCTGCACTTGTTGCTCTTAAACTGAGCAGACACTCTTATAACTACAAGCAAGATAATTTGCTTGATGCTGCAGCTTATATCGGTGGCCTGGATAACTACATCCAAAAATACGGCTACAAAGAGACTGAAAAACCACTAGAAACTGGCGACGCAGATGCAGGAATTTAAGTACTTTACAGATTATGAGCAAGACCACTCAATTAAGATTGGTATTGCAGCACTAGTTGGCAAATTAAGCCCAAAGGATAGTTCACATAAGTCCGGCTGGGCTTTCATGCTTTGTAATCAACTCTGGCATGCTGGTTTTAAGAATGCTGAAGTTATTACAGAAGTCAATGTAGACTGGGCGGACTATGACGTTATTCTACTAGAACATGGTATGGAGTTTAAAGGTGCTTTCAATATCTTTGGTGGAGCCAACGACGACCTTTACCATCAGCTTAACAGACTCTTTGTTAAAGGTGTAAGATTCTACAGTCTACACCATGATATGCCAGCCGTTAATGAACTAATTGAGAAACGATTAAAGACTGGTACAGATCTATTTAAGACTCTGGAGACCAGAATTGACGAGGCTAAAGAGATCTGTAGTCAAATCCCAAGAGTAGACCACATCGAGAAGACTGATAAACTCTGCTTTGGTGACAGCCACTCTTTCAGTCAGTATTCACCAGGCTACATGTGCAATCGCAACGACGGCCTAACACTCTTCGGCACTCTAAAGCGTGGAATGGAAGAATACGTTTATCCTTGGACTAAAGAACTTAGAGTCTATCTAGGCAACATCGATATTCGCCACCATCTAATGCGCCAAAAAGATCCAGAAAGTGCACTCGAAGGTCTAATGCAGAACTACGAGGCTGAACTTCTAAGAATGCAAGAACGTGGCGTTGAGAAGATTGAGATTGTACAAGCACTTCCAATTGAGAATGAGAGCAGACCTTTACCGAAGACCGGTTATTATAAAGGCACTCCTTTCGCTGGCGCTTGGCAAGAACGTACCGATCTAGTTAAGACCTTTAACTGGTACGTAAATGAAATGGGAGAACGCAATGGCTGGCAAGTCTGGAAGCATCCAGAAGTTTATCTAAACAATTTAGATGAGTTAGACTTTGAAGTTATGGAGAAGCCTAAGTCAGTCCACATTGCTAGAAAATATTATAGATGGGATCTTGTTGAGGATATGCCTAACAAGAACCTAGAAGGTAAAATACACTCAAACGCTTTATTTTAATGGAAAGTAGAATGATTAACAAAAGAGTCCTGATCACAATTACAGGAACTTGGTCTCCATCGCATGCTAAAAACTGGATGGAATGTGAAGCAACGTGGGTTCCACGTTTAAGAAAGATGGGCTTTGACGTCGTCTATCTGATGTCAAATCCACACTTAGATAAACCTTACGAAAGAGTTGGTAATTTCTTCTTTGCAAACTGTAAAGATGATCTAGATTCAATCTATCTTAAGAATCATTACTACATTTCACAGTATGTAAACAAAGATACCGATTATGAATATAGGTTCCACACAGATAGCGATACCTTTATCCACCCAGAAAGATTTGTTAGACTGTTAGAAGAATATGTGAATGAAACACCTAAAGATTGGGTAGGTTGTGTAATACCTTATCCCGGTTTAAACTCATGGCATCACGTTAAACGTGAGATACGACCAGATAGCTGGGATGGAATTCCTCATTATGCTAGCGGTGGTTCTGGATTTTTGCTTTCAAATAAGGCCATGCAAGTTCTGATTGACGAGCTTGATTATGATAACTACATTAATAAAACTAATCAAGAGCCTTGGTTTGATAAAACGTGGGCTTGTGATCTAATAGCCGGTCACTTTCTTTACAAGAATGACATTAATCTATGGCACGATAGTAGAATACTTTTTGAGTCTAAATACCACCATATTATGGCACATCCCAATAATACGGGAGTGCCTTTCGTTGGTGACCAAGATTCATTTATGACCGTACAACACTACTGTAACGGACATATGCGTGAAATCATGGAAATGCTTTATGGTAAAGATTGGGATAAATCTGAAATAAAACATAGCCGTTAAGATAAACAAGAATTATGGCTAAAATTAAAACTAACAGATATTACGAAGACTTTCTCTATTATTACCAGAAAGCTAAAGATCAACAAGCTAAATGTAACCTAGGCTCTATTCCACACCCAGAAAGCGGGATGGCCGATACTCTAATGGAGTACGTTGAACTCTACGACGTAGTTGAGCGCAAGTTGGCAGGTTTTAGTCAGATCAAGAACGATGTATTCTATGGTTGGAGCAAAGAGCACCCATACTATGAAAAGATGCAGGCTGGTAATATTTCAGCTGAGCGTAAAGAAGTAGCTACGAAATGGGACGGCAAGCAGAAAACATTCGGCATGGCTGAATGGTTCTATG